AAATGATTACCCAATGGGCCGACGTTGTTGGCTTTCTGCACGAACCTCTTTTTGTCAGCGAAGCAACTAAAGGGTCTAGTATGGTTCGCGGCGTAAGTGCCGGCCAAGGTCGTGTTCTTTCCCTGAATCGTACTCCAGGCGCAGTCGCTAAGAACCGCTTTGGTGTGGTAAATCCTATCCCGATGCCTAAAGAAGGTGGTTGGAACTTGTTTGCAGCAGAGGTTTATCAAGGTAGTGGTTTTGATTGTTATAACCGGGATGCGATTGTTTAATGGATACCAAACTTAACCCAAAACTTGATCCAAAAGTAGTTCCCGCTATTGCCTTAGACAAACCTATTCAAGAACCAAAAGTTTTCTTTATGGGTAGGCAAGTCCAAGTCTTAGCAAAACCTCCAAAGCCAAAATTGCTGGCTTTGATTATCCACCATTTGTTCCGGCATAGCCTTCCAGAAGGCTGGGGACTTAAAATTAAGTAGTCTAATCTTTTAAAGGAATTAAAAATGGATTTCTCAACACGTTATACCAAAAAACTTACAACTCCAGATCATTACGGTCATACAGAAGAATTGAATATCTTTGCAATTGTTCGGGATGTCATTATTGTCTTGTTGGCATTGACAACTATGATGATTATCTGGCCGTTTAGTTCGGTTCCAACAGGCAATCGAGGAGTTGTAACCACATTCGGTAAGATCACTGGTATCGAGGGTGAAGGTTTGGCTATTCTGGCACCTTGGCAAAAACTTAGTGTCTTTAGCATTCGAGCAGAACAAGCGAATATTAAAGATGCTGAAGGTAGCACAGCGGATACTCAACCTGTCGCGGTTGACATGACTGTTCGTTATTCGATTAGTCCGGATAAAGTATCTGAAGTATTTGAAAAGTATTCACATAACGGGGATCTTTCGTCTTATGTTCAGACTGCAACAGCAGAGGTATTCAAAGCTATCACCGCTAAATACACTGCTCCAGATTTGATTGCAAAACGGGAAATGGTATCTGCAGCAATCAGTTCCGCTTTACAAGTAAAACTGGCAACATATGGTGCCCAAGTAATCAACATTGATATGACTGGTTTTGCATTCTCAAAAACCTACATGGCAGCTATCAATGAAAAAGTCACTCAAGAGCAATTACGTCTTGGAGCTGAGAATAAGTTGAAAACTGTCGAGTCTGAACAGAAACAAAAAGTTGCAGTTGCAGTTGCAGAAGCAAGCGCAATGAAAGCCCGTGCCGACGGCGAAGCATATTCGAACTTGACGATTGCAAAAGCACAAGCAGATGCGTTGAAATTGCAAAATGCAGCGTTGACACAAAGTAAAGATGTCTTGGAATTGCGTCGGATAGAAGTTGAAAAAGTCAAGGCAGAAAAATGGGATGGTGCACTCCCACAAGCGATTTATGCTGGAGCGCCGATTCCATTTTTGAACATGGGTAAGTAAAGGCTTTTAACCGTGATGCGGACTAACGGTTAATAGTCCGCAAACTAGATATTAGGAACTAAAATGGCATCTATTGATTTTAACGCAAATAACGTCAAGCCTGACGAAGGCCGTGGCGACCCAATTCCAAACGCATGGTACAACATGGCTGCTAAAGAATTGAAACTGGAACCAACTAGCAAAGGTGATGGGCAAAAGATTACCGGCATTTTTGAAGTCATGGATGGTATTTTCAAAGGACGTAAAGTCTACCATAACTTCAATTGGGTAAATCCAAGTGAACAAGCACAGAATATTGGCCGTGCGCAATTTAGCGCGTTGTGTCATGCTACCCGCATTCTGCAAGTCAATGATACTCAACAATTGCTGAATATCCCGTTTAAAGCAAAAGTCAAAGTGACTGCAGCACAAGGCGGCTTTGACGCAAAAAATGAAATCACTGCATTTAAAGATTTCAATGACCAATCCGCTGTTAATACTGCACCAGCTTCTGGCGTAGCACCAGTATCTGTCGGGGGTGCTCCAGCGGCACGCCCAGTTCCTCCACCTCCTGCTGCAGCTGCTCCTGGCACTGCTCCTGCATGGGGTTCTGGACAAGCTTCCGCTCCTGCTCAACCTTGGGCGCAAGCTCCCGCTGCTGCTCCTGTACAAGCTGTTCCAATGGCCTCACAAGTTTCCGCTCCTGCACAAGTCGCACCTCCAGGATGGATTCAAGTAAATGGTCAATGGGTACAAGACCCAAACTTCCAAGCGGCCCCAGCTGTGCAGAATACGGTTGCCCCGGCCCAGACACCCGTTACAACATCTGCCCCATCACAAGCGGCTGCTCCTGTCCTTAATGCAACAGGTCAAGCAGTTCCACCTTGGCTCCAAAACCAAGCTGGTTAATCTGTAGTCTTATTACAGCTGGAGAAATTCAGCTGTAATAGGTGGAGAGATTGGTAGCATCCTATATCGATGCCAACTATTAGACATGCCAGTCTCTCCCACCTATTACAAGAGGAAAAATATGGCAATCCAATTAGCTATTAATACAATGAGTGCTATTGAAGATAGCATGGAAAAAGATCAAGGTGCTGCATATCGTGTTGCATTGGGTAAAGTCATCCCACATATGAAAGATGCATATCAAGGAGAAAATAATGGTTTCCGTACCCATCTTGGCGCTAGTGTTATCGGTAAAGAATGTGCCAGGCACATATGGTATGGTTTTCGCTGGGCTCACAAGCCTCGCTTTAGTGGTCGGATGCTTCGTTTATTTAATCGTGGTCATTTGGAGGAAGCTCGTTTCATCGCTGCGCTCTTGTCCATTGGTTGTCAGGTTTATCAACAAGATGAAAATGGTAATCAATTTCGAATTTCAGATGTCGGGGGACATTTTGGAGGCTCTGGTGACGGGGTTGTTATTGGGGTTCCTGATCTACCTCCTAACGTCCCATGCCTTGCAGAATTTAAAACTCATGGTGAGAAGTCTTTCATAAAACTTTCAAAAGAAGGTGTTCGTGTAGCAAAATTCGAGCATTTTGTTCAGATGCAAGTATACATGCGTAAAATGAATCTTGTTTATGCATTGTACGGTGCAGTGAATAAAAATACCGATGAAATCTATATGGAAATTATCACACTTGAAACTAATGTTGCTGACCAGTTTATTGATCGTGGCCGGCAAATTATCATGCTAAGAGTTGCTCCAGATCCAATTCCAAATGCTTCTCCGGGCTTATTTACTTGCAGGTTTTGCGATTCTAAAGATGTCTGTTTTGATAACGAACCAAAAGAAAAAAACTGTAGAACATGTTTTTATGGTGTCCCTCGTGACGATGGAACTTGGTGGTGTGAATCCAAAGAACGTCAAATGACGATGTTGTTCCCTACCTGTAAAGGAAGCGACAGCAGCTATGGAGAGACATTTCAACTCACCAAAGAACGTCAGCTTATTGGTTGCGAATCTTTCTATACACCAATTTAAATGGCACTCATACCGCGCGATTATCAGGAGCAAAGTGTAGATAGCCTCTTCACTTTCTTCCAAACACACCCAGATTCCAAAGATAATCCTGTTGTAGCACTACCGACAGGGACAGGAAAGAGTGTGGTCATTGCTCGCTTCCTGCAACGTGCATTTGCCATGTATGCACGTCAGAAAGTTCTAGTTGCGACGCACGTAAAAGAATTAATTGAACAGAATTATGAAGAATTTAAAGGTATCTGGCCAACTGCACCAGCTGGTATCTATAGCGCAGGCTTAAGGCAAAAAGATACACACGACGCGATCATCTTTTGTGGTATTGCGTCTATCATTAAGAACATTGCGTTATTTGGTCGAATTGATTTAATGATGATTGACGAATGTCATTTATTAAGTCAAGATGATGAATCAATGTACCTTAAAGTCATTGCATTGTTATCTTCCATTAATCCAAATTTTCGGGTAATTGGATTAACTGCAACCCCTTGGCGGCAAGGTCAAGGTCGAATCATCGACGACGGCATATTTACGCATATCTGTTACGATGCTACAACCATGCAGGCGTTTAATTGGTTCATTAAACAAGGTTATCTTTCCCCGTTAATTCCAAAATCTACTCAAACTATATTGGATGTAAGCGGTGTCCACTTGCGTGGTGGGGAATTTGTAGAAAAAGAATTACAACTTGCTGTAAATAAAGATGAGATAACCTATGCAGCTCTTCAAGAAGCTGTGTTACACGGCTATGACCGTAAACATTGGTTGATTTTTGGTTCTGGAATTAAGCATGTTAAAAAGATTACCGAGATGCTTAATTATCTTGGGGTTTCTGCCCGTTGTGTTCATAGTAATACCAAAGAATTTCCAATGACTGGAACAGAACGCGATACTAATATTCGTGAATGGAAAGAAGGAAAATTTAAAGCAATTGTTAATAATGGAATCTTGACAACTGGTATTAACTTCAAAGCAATTGATATGATTATCATGTTAAGGCCTACGCATTCAACTGTCCTGTGGGTGCAGATGCTGGGTCGCGGTACTCGCCCTTTATATGGCGAAGACGGCGTATTCGATTTAACCACACAACAAGGCCGGCTCGCTGCTATTGCTGCGTCTGAAAAACAGAATTGTCTAGTAATGGATTTTGCTCAGAATAGCAAGCGACTTGGTCCAATCAATGATCCTGTGCTGCCCCGTAAAAAAGGCGAGAAAACGGGCGAAGTGCCAATCAAAATTTGCGAAGGCTGCGGTAACTACAACCATATCAGTGCGCGTTATTGTGGCGGAGAACCCTTCAAAAATAACGAAGGCTGCGGCATGGAATTTGTCTTTAAAATCCTGCTAAAACAGGCGGCTAGTAGTGATGAACTAATTAAAGACGATAATCCAATTGTTGAAACAATTAAAGTTGATCAAATAACATTTAATTGCCATAAAAAGGTCGGGAAACCAGATAGCGTTAAAGTAACGTATTGGTGCGGGTTTAGTAAGTATAGCGAGTATATTCTGTTTGAGCATATTGGGTTCGGAGAACGTAAAGCTAGGAGTTGGTGGAAAGAGCGTTCAACTCTTCCCTTCCCAACAAGCACAGACGAAGCTTTAAAGATTATTGATAAATTATTAGTTCCAACTCATATTAAAGTCTGGACTAATAAACCTTATCCTGAAATCTTAAATTATAGCTTTACAGGTGGGTTTGAGCAGAAAATCGTTGGAGAAGAAATCCCTTTTTAATTTCTTTTGCGTTTGCGCAAAATATTGCTATAATTAATTTTGCTCAAAAACAATAACGGAGAATCAGATGTACATCCTTATCGACCGCGAACAGATGTGTGTTCGTTATAAGCATAATAGCGGCGCAGTTATCGCAAACCTTGTTCATATTGAAATGTCAAACACCCGCGCATTTTCCGGTCCATGCGATCAAGAAAGTACATACGAAGTTTTTACAGATTATGAATTAAAAATCTTGCACGAAAACATATGTGGACAAAAGTTCAATGGTTACGGCAGAGAAGCACTTGTCAACGCTATATTCCAACTTTGTAAATCTTTGGAACCATGTAAGATAAACGGTTTTGAAGTAGCGTTGCAAGCTGCGGTTATTAAAGAGGATGACGATAGCTTTTATCGATATGTTTACGGCAAAAACCAACCTTTACTTTTGGAAGAACCCTACATACCTACAGCGCTTACAAGCGTGCCAGGGTTTACCCCTATACAACGTAGCACCCCTATTACACAAAGCGCACCAGCGGTGTTTAAACCAATGGCAAGCACCATTACACCACGTAGCGGCGCCCCTAGCAGTAACGAAGCTCCGAAAAGCGGTAGTAAAACCGGGCGTGTCTGGGAAATCGCGGATGCAATATTGGAGCAATATCCAGCGAGACCAACAGATTTTAAAACGTTGAGAGGTAAAATCATTACCGCTTGTGAAGCAGAAGGAATTAATAGTTCCACTGCTTCAGTGCAATATGGCAAATGGCGTCACACCAAAACATGATTATTGATAATTTTAAAAAAGCAGATGGTAAATGGGCCTTGTACCAAATTATCAACAGGAAGACGAATTGGACAAGGTCTGGTTTAGTCTGGAATAACATGCGTAAGCGATGCAATCCTGATAACTTTGAACAGGCTTCTGGTTCTTGTTATGTTGGTTGCACAATGTCAGAAAACTTTAAAAATTTTGAATTCTTTGTCGAATGGCATCAAAAGCAAATTGGTTTCGGGTTCAGCGGGTATGAAATCGACAAGGATATTTTGCTTGATGGTAATAAAGAATATCATGAAGACAAATGTGTTTTGGTTCCGCAAGCACTTAACTCTTTCTTTTTGGTGCACCCGAATAAATCTGGTCTGCCACAGGGTGTAAATATTCACGCACAGTCTGGACGATTTCGAGCCACTTTGACAGCAAACCAAAAATCAAAACACATTGGTTTGTTTGAAACATCAGAAGAAGCGTCTGTTGCTTATCAGAACGCAAAGAAACAAGAGTGTAAAATATGTTTAAACAGACTTTACAATAACGACTTTATAGTAGATATAAGGGTGATAGAACGTTTGCAAGCACATGTTACAAACAAGACCTAAAATATTTATCGGTGTCCACTAAATATCGCTTGCAATGCAAAAAGAACTTTGGTATAGTCCTCACTCTGATGCGCGTAGTACCAAATTTTTCGTAGTTCCAATCAACCGAAGGAGTCATAAAATGTCCAAAAAAGAAACCGTAGCACCAGTAGCATCCCCAGCCGTAGTTGATCCAGCGGTCGCTGTAGCAAAAGCAGAAGCTAAAGCAAAAGCTGACGCTGCAAAAGCAGAAGCAAAAAAAGCAGCAGATGAAGCTAAAGCTGTTGCAAAAGCCGCTGCGGATGAAGCTAAAGCAAAAGCAAAAGCTGAAAAAGAAGCCGCTGCGCACGCTGCCAAGGCTGAAAAAGAAGCCAAAGCAAAAGCTGCTGCTGAAGCAAAAGCTGCTGCAAAACCTGCAAAACCTGCGAAAGTCGCTCAACCAAGTCAGAACGGTGTCACACGTCCCCGCCCTGAAGGTTCTTGCGGTAAAGTCTGGGCACTTGCTGATGCAATCTCTGCTCGCATTGGTCAACCAGTTCCAATCGCAATGCTTTCCAAAGAGACAGCATTGGCCGGATTGAACGATGCAACCACTCGCACTCAGTATGCACGTTGGAAGACCTTCAACGGCGTGTTCGGTGCAGTTGCTAAACCTGCAGAAGCAGTCGCAGCAACTCCATCTGTTTAATTCAGCAGACCCCCCGCTGTAAATGATACCTGCGCTTTATGAGCGCAGGTATTTTATCTAAACCCGTACTCAAGACAAGGTCTTGATCCTCGTGAGGTATCAATGTTTACCCCAATCAATTTACAGCCAATCGAAAAAGCTCTACGTTCGGATGGTTCGTTCTTGGAAGTACAATCTATTTTTGACACAATTCAAGGCGAAGGCCCTTTTGCTGGGCGACCTGCGGTATTCATACGTCTTGCCGGATGCAATCTTCAATGCCCCTCTTGCGATACGGATTATACAAGCAAGCGTGAAATGTATCCTTATTTAGCAATTGTCCAAGAAGTTAAAAAGCTTAGGGCATCAAGCTGGTTAGTTGTTATCACTGGTGGTGAACCCTTCCGCCAAAATATCGTTCATTTGGTGAGAGAATTGCGCAAAGCAGACTATATTGTGCAAATCGAAACAAACGGAAGTCTGCCTCCTCCTATTGGCTTGCCTCTAGAGACATGGGTTGTATGTAGCCCGAAAACCGGGAAAGTTCATCCAAGAATTGTAGATATAGCAGATTGCTATAAATATGTGTTAAGCCACGATAGTGTCGACCCAAACGATGGGCTTCCTATCCTTGCGCTTAACCACACAGCTTCTCCAAAAGTATTCCGTCCGGTCAACATCTGTCCTGATTATGTTTATGTTCAACCAATGGACTCTCAGGACGAAAGAACCAACAAGCTTAACATCCAAGCAGTAAAAGAGTCCTGCATGAAGCACGGTTATATCATGCAGTTGCAAATTCACAAAATCATCGGAGTCGAATAATGTCTAATAAAGCACTCGTAGTTCTTTCAGGCGGCCAGGACAGCACAACTTGTTTAGCATGGGCACTTGATCAAGGTTTCGATGTTAAAACTGTGACTTTTGATTATGGCCAAAAACATAAGATTGAAATTGAGTCTGCCTTTAAAGTCGGAGCAATGCTGGGCTTAGGTCCAAACGATATGGAACTAATCACTCTAGGGGAAGGCATCCTTGCCGGCAGTTCTCCTTTAACAAATAAAGAGGCGGTACTTGAACAATACGCTGATCATCATTCTTTACCCGGCGGTCTGGAAAAGACATTTGTCCCGATGCGCAATCAGTTGTTTCTCACTGTTGCTGCGAATCGTGCTTATGTTCTCGGGTGCAGCATACTAGTAACCGGAGTTTGTCAAGAAGATAACGGTGGATACCCAGATTGCCGTCGGACTTTTATTGATGCTTTGCAGGATGCTTGTAACTATGGAAGTTTTACAGGACAAGCAGGTGCGCCAAATCCTTTGAAGATACTTACGCCTTTGATGAGTTTGTCCAAAGCGGCTTCTGTTCGACTCGCAATGCAATTACCTGGATGCATGGAAGCATTAGCATATAGCCACACCAGTTACGATGGGCAGTACCCTCCAATCGGCCACGACCATGCAACACTACTTCGTGCAAAAGGTTTTGAAGAAGCCGGTGTGCCTGATCCTCTAGTTGTCCGGGCATTCGCAGAAGGTCTGATGCCTTTACCGGAAAGCGAAAATTATTGGACACAGGACGCATCTAAAATTATTCTAGCTGCTTTGGAGAAATAATGGCATACCAATCAACAAAACAATATGGACATGAAATTGGTCTAAGTACAGCTTTCCGTCAGCATAAGGCTGGAAGCCATTGTCATTTCCTTCACGGTTATGCACTAGCTGTGAAGTTTACCTTTGAAGCTGCTGAACTAGACAGACGTAATTGGGTTGTCGACTTTGGCAGCATGAAGGGTCTGAAGGCAATGCTTGAAGGCACCTTTGATCACAAATTACTAGTGGCAGAAGACGACCCGTACAAAGATGAACTCTGTGCATTGGCAGGTATTGGGGTAGCGGATGTAGTTGTTGTCGAAAAGACAGGCTGCGAAGCTTTTGCAGAACTGATCTACGAATGCGCGGAAGTGTGGTTAAAAGATAATGGCTTCACGCCACGTTGTAGACTGGTGTCAGTTGAAGTAAAAGAGCACGGTGCAAATTCAGCAATTTTTACAAGAGACTAAAATGACAAATAAAAAAGATAAGCTAGACGAACATGATTTGAAAATGAAAAAGATTTTCGACGAAAATCTCATTACCCAATTGATCTTGAATGTGATTGGAGAAGAAATGCGTCCCGGTATTGTTGAAACACCGGCTCGTGTTGTTAAAGCATGGAAGCACTGGACAAGCGGTTATGATGTAGATATTCCAGGTCTGTTGAAAGTGTTTGAAGATGGAGCCGAAGGCTATGATGAAATGGTTATGGTTAAAGATATCCCAATTTATTCGAAGTGTGAGCATCATCTTGCGGATATTTTTGGCACTGCTACTATTGCTTATATTCCTAACGGGCGGATCGTTGGTTTATCTAAGCTTTCGCGGGTTGCGGATGCTTTTGCCCGCAGGATTCAAGTCCAAGAACGTCTCACTCAACAAATCGCTGACGCTTTGGATGTAAATCTTAAACCAAAAGGTGTAGCGGTGATCATTAAAGCTCGACATATGTGCATGGAAAGTCGGGGTCTTTGCCAACAAGGACACCATACTATTACCAGCGCTTTGCGAGGGGTTTTTAAAGAGGATCCTGTTGCGCGTGCAGAATTTCTTGCTTTGGCAAGATAAGTATGAAGTGGTCTATCGGTGAAATTCCCAAAGGTTGGACACCCGGTGAGGAATTAAAAATCACAATGTGTACCAAACACACAAAGGGTTCAATAAAGCAAGCAGGCTTAAGCATGCCTTATACCGATGTTTCGAAACATCTTGAAAATGTCCATGCTTGTAGCTATTCATGGGAGGATGCTGCAAAGTAGCGGAATGGCTGCGATGGTGGCGCTCGTTTAATAAGTAGTAGAAACAACATAAATAATCTAATTGAAGGAGTCACAAATGAGTTACCAAAATCCAAGAATTGAATTAACCGATACCGCTTTTACCGCAGCCGTGAAAGTCTCTGAAGGTAATCCTGGAGCCTTGCGTGTAGCAATTGATTGTGTAAAATTAAGCCCTACAATAGATCCAGATAGCGCATTTGGCGGGTTTGCTCCGCTATTTTCTTTTGATAATTTGGATCTTTATGGTTCCAAAATTTGGACTTTCTATAAAGATGTTTGCGGTGAAAATTATACTAAAATGCTTGCTTTTATGCGTGCGGTTCAATTGGGTCTTGTGGCAGAAACTGAGCTGCAAAATGCTGTTAGCACTTACAAAGCCGCAGAAG